TACTTTAGTTATTTCCATTTTTTTTATTATGTTAATTTTAATCGTCTTCATCGTCGATCCCCTTTAATTCTTTCGCTACTAAACTATCTTTTATATCCTTAAAGTTCTTATCCACTTTTTCTTTTTCTTTTTCTATTTTTTTAATTTCGACCTCTCTTTTATGTTCTTCAATATGATTATTGACTTCCTTTATTACTTCCTCTTTTGTGCAATTCATATCCAAGCCAATACGCTTTGATATTTTGATTTTTCCTTCTTCGTCAATAATGTCAAAAGAAACATCTAAAAACTCGCTATTGTTTGCTTGGTGTCGTACTCTTTCTATGTTTGTAATTTTTGCTTTATACATATTTTTATACTGCCGTTCTTGGGCTTGCTAATTTACGACCTGTCCTAAAAATGTCTGAAGAAAAACTAACACTTCCGTTTAATGTAAAATGATTTTTACCACTTGTTATATCTATTGCAACAGTCCCCGAGCCTTCGTTAAAATCCCATTCCGCCACAAGTCCGTCTCGTATGTCTTTGCAATAATTAAATCTGTCGCTAATTTCTGCGTCTGTCAAAACTCTGTTATAGAGTCTGACATTATCAAGGAGTCCTTTAAAACTTCTGACTAACGCTGTGTCGCTTAATCTTAACCATAAATCTGAAACAAAGATGTTGCCTGTTTGGGCTTGATTGGTTTGTGCAACATTATCAATTGTTAATTTTATATTCGTTCCGTCATATCTTCCTACAATGTGATACCATTTGTCTGTTTCTAAAGCATTATTGCTCACTGCGGAAACTTCTGAACTGCTTGCATTTACGATTGCAAAATATATTTTATCGTCGCTTCCCATTTGCATATACCAAGACTGCCAAGGAGCAACGGAATGTCCTTTTTTAATAAATATCTGCCCTGAACCTTTGGCAGAAGATAACTGATTAAACTTAATGATTATATCAATAGTTATTGCTTGCGTGCCTTCAATATCTGTAATCTTTGAGTTCGGTGTTAGTTGAGCGTAATCATCAACTCCGTCGCCAGCGATGTCTAGGGATTTTTGGTTGTTGATTATCGCGGTTCGTGTTGGGGTTGTAACTAAATCAAGTGTTACATCGTCAAAATCTGCCACCGCTCCATTATTTCTAAATCCAAAATATCCTTTATTAAGGACTGTGTTTCCTGCGTCCGTCGTTTCACTTATTATTTCCACTCCGTCAACGGTAATCGTGTGTTTTGTATTTCCACCATTTCCAGTTATCTTCCATTCAATTTCATATGCTGTTCCTAAACTGACACTAATTGCGCCACTTGTTGCAATCAATGTTTCAGTTGCTAAAACCCTTCTCCAAATTTGCATTGTGTTGTCGTTTGGCAAAATTTGGAGAAAATAGTAATTGCTATCGTCTTGGTATCTAACGGCTAATCGCGCGCTTCTCCATTGCTCTGCTCCACTAACAGAAATTGGAGTAACCTTTGCTTTGTAAATAACATCTTCATTAAATTGTATCGGGTAATAAACTGAAGTGTCCCAATCTGTAACCCTTAATTTATTTCCAACATTACTTCCGCTTGAATATCCTTGTATTGTTCCATCGTTAAAATCTTTAGACAAAAGTCTTCCTATGTTTAATCTATTTGTTGCTGTTGTTCTTGGCATAATTTTAATTTAACTCCACTACTTTATTTAACAACGCTTTTACATCCGTTGTTATGTCTTCTCTTTTTTTGGTCTCAATGTTTTTGCCTCTCTTGTATGCTTTTGCATATTGTGACAAAAATGTTGTTACGCTAAGGACATCGGTTGTCGGCATATTTGATAATTCTATTCCTTTAAAGTTTTCTCCGCCTACAGAAAAATCAACTGTGACAATTCCTGTTGTTCTGTTGTATGCTGTGATTTTGTATGTATCCATTTTATTATCTGTAGCTAATTACAATATAAGTTGCTGCCGCCGTTACAATAGTTAGTCCTGTAGTAAATTGGCATGACTTTTTCAACACTTGACCTTTGTCGGGCGTGCTACTTGGTGCAATTTCTGTTCCACTCCCTGCGGTATTATCGTAAATAGTCACGGCGCCCAAAGTTCCGCCAATCACTCGTATTTCTTTTATAAACCCGGCGCCCGGTTTTACTGTTGTGGTCGTCGCTGTTTTAATTACCTCGTAATTATAATCGTCGTCGTATGCGCGCACGCCGTCGTTTACCCTGTCCAGTTGTTCGCCTAGCCCAACCCACCTTTTCAAATGTTTTGTGAAATCTACTGACATAGTTTTATTTGTTAATTTTTAAACAACAAGCCCTATCAAAAAAATATGAATAGGGCTTGTTGCAATCTTTTGATTAAAGATTGTCTCCTGAATTTTCGTTGCCCTCAACATTGTCGCCACTTTCAACCTTCTCGATCAACCCTTCAGCAAACTCGCTCGCTTCTTTTTCTGTCAATTCAATTACAGCGCCAATTTCGTGTGCTGTTCCTGCTGGATATTCTACACCTTCAAGGACTTTGAATGCTGATTTTGTTTCGTCTTTATTTCCGCCGAAAAATTTATTTAGCATTCCTTCTTTCTTTTCTTCCGGCGCGTTATCTTCGTTGTCAAGATTGTCTCCCGGTTGTGGCTTTTCGACCTTCCCCGGTTCGATCGTCGTTCCGCCCTCAACATTGTCGCCATCACGCGTTACATTGTTTACTGGCGGTTGCGGTGTTTCCTGTTCTTCGTTCTCAATATTTTCGCTTGGGTCTGTAATTATTCCGTCGCTCAATAATGTTTCTGCGATATTTTCTTCAAGCTCAATTTCTTGACCTTTTAAATATTCTCGTCCGTTGTGCTTTATGTTTGATTTTACTTTAAATATGCTCATATTTTTTTATTTTAATTGTTAGTCACTAATAACATACTCCACAAAAATTACTAATTTACCGGCTGTTAATGCTTCAACTGCTACGGTAATTGTAATTTCTCTTTCTGCCGTTAATTTAATAAATCCGGCGATAATATCTGTTGCGTTTACAATTTGCGTTCTTGTGTTCGGTGTTGCTTCTGTCAATGTCGTTGTTCCGGCTGTCAATGTTCCATGTAATCCGGAGTCAAAAATATTTGACGCGTCCGATATTGCAAGTGCTGAAACAAGGTCATTTGCTGTCTGCAACTTAATCGCAATTGTTCCGGCGTCTGTCGCGCTTGTGAATGTTGTAATAACATCGTACCAAGCGTTTGTAATAATTGCATTATCCGGCAAGTAAACACCTAATCCGTGGGCTGCGATTGTTTTGTTTGATACTCCGGAGCTATCGTTATCTGCGGTATCAAATGCTGCCGTCGCAATTTTCTTTACTGTTAACGCGTCTTGACGCGTAACTGTGCCTCGTTTCATTTTGAAATCCGGCGCGTTTACTCTTTGACTAAATTTTCTATCTGACATTTTTTTGTAGTTAATACAGCGGTCTTATGTCCTCTATACTCAGCCGGTCGGAATGGCCGAGTATGGGGGACATAAGCCCCACCATAGTCCTAAAACTAACCAATAAAGTTTAAGCGACTGCGTTCTTAATCAAGTAAGCTGCTTCTGCTGCAACAAACTTTTGTACATAGTTCTCGTTCGCTCTGACAAACCTTGCTTCTGCGTCTTCGTCATCCCACTTTTTAACTTTCCTATCTTCATATTTGAAAGTGAAACCAAGTGTGATCGAGCGCAAGCGAGCTGAAGGCGTAATGTAAGCGAGCCATGCGTGCTTGCCCCAAATATAACCTAAACTGTCTGTCGCTCCTTCTGTTGCTGAATTGTAAATCGCTTCTGCAACAATGACCTTTGAGACATTGAAGATACGCGCTAGCAAATCTTCTGTAAGTACTCCCAATTGTGAATACTTAACTTTCTCTACAATATCCGGGTGGTCTGAAAGCTTGTCAAATACTTCCTTACCGATAATCATTGTATTTGGCTTGCGTCCGATTGCTTTCTGAACGGTAGTAATCGCTGTCTTCACATCGCCGATAGGGTCGGAGTTCGTGTAATCGCTCCATTGTGAAGTTCCGGACAAAGTTGTATTCTGCGTAATCGTGGCGGTGCTTGCCATTGATGTCGCAAGTGCAACTTCTTTGTCGATCAACAACTGCTCCGTGATATTTTCTGTCGCGTCCATTTCGGGATTAAGCGCGCTATCTGCTTGCCTAATTATTTCCCAAGGTGTCTTCTCTTTCAAAGCGTGGTCTTCTGTCGTGAATGAAGCCGTTGAAAGTCCGTACTCAACTTCATTTGCCTTTGCGCCGGCTGCGCGCTTTGTTGTGTTCCTTCTGAATTTTGCTTTATCGTACTGGTAGTATTTGCCGGTTTCCTTGGCTACTTTAAAGCCGGGAAATATAATGTCCGCAATGTACATTTCGTTCTTGTATGCCTTGGACACATTTGACAATACTGGGTCTACTACTACATCGGTTCTTGTTAACATAGTTTTTTAAAGAATTAAACTAATAATATTATGCTTTGTAATGAAAAAACATAAGTTGCATTTCGATAATGTCGCCGTCTGCGGCTGCTGCCTCGAGTGCTATTCCTACGACCATATCTCCGGCTGTTGTTGTTGTAACTGCTTTACCGGCTGCGGTTGTTGTTAGTTTAGCGCCAATTGCAACCGCTGCGCTAGCAACAACTTTTGTCGTTCCTGCAAAACGGTATAAAGCCGCTTCGCCTGACGCTGGCTTGTTCTGAAGCACGCCAACCAAAAGGTCGGTTGCTCCTTCTCCTACTTCAATATCGCCGGCTGCTGACAACTGGACAATGTAATACTGGTTAGCTGTCATGCTTTCCCCGGCGTTTCCCGTCTTTTCAAAATCTTTTAATGCTTGTGACATAGTTTTTTTTAGAAATTAAATTGATAAATTATTTCTCCATTTCGTACCTGCTTGCGAGTGCCGGGTTTTCGTCACATAGGCGCTTTACAGCGTCGGTGTAAGTAATTGCCTTGTCTTCGCTCATAAGTATTTTTGCTTTGCTATCGATCTCCGCAAATGCTGTTCCTTCTGCGCCTCCACCGTGTCCAATTTCTCCGAATAGATTTGCTTCCGGAATAGTCTTAACTATTTCAGCAAATGCTTTTCTCTGACCTTCATCCAATGCCTTCATAAAGCTAAATACTTTTTCGCTTTGTGCCGGCAAAAATCGTCCTTTCGAGTTCTGCTCTGAAAAGACAAGTTTATTTGCTTCGTTTCTAATCTCTGACATTCTCAACTTTTCTGCTGCTTCGTATCCGTCGTTTGCTTTCTTTTCAAGTGTCTTATAAGCGCCTTGGCTCATTTGTATCATTCCGTCTTTTACAATAACACCTTCTGAAGCGTCTTGCTGTCCGCCTTCTTCTCCACCGGCGTCATCGCCTTCCGGTGCTTTTTCTTCTTCCTTGTTTTCCTCTTCTGTTTTTTCCTCTTCCTTTTTTTCTTCGGTTTCTATTTCCTTGTTTTCGTCCTCTTTATTTTCCTCTTCTTTTTCAACTTCAAGTGCTGTTGCAAAAGTTGTTTTCTGTTCGTCCGTTAACTGTTCTTTATTTTCTTGCAAAAAAGTTTTTTCCTCTGCGGAAAGTTCCTCAACCTTTTTTGCTAATATATCTTGTAAATTCATATCGTTAAAATTAAATTGATTGTTAATATTATGTTCGCTTAAAACGACCGCTTCAAGCTCTTTGAAATAGGGCTTATTTGTTAATGCGCCCCCTACAAGCACATTTTCGTATATTTGCCTTGTTTCCGGGTCTTCGTATTCCGAATAAAACTCTGGCGAAAAATACTTAAACGCTTTTTCGGACAATAGGGTTTTTCCCTTTTCTGTCCATTCAATAGTTGCGTATAATCCATTTGCGCCCCTATCGATAAGCTCTGTAAACCAACCAATGGCTGGCAGTTCGCCGCTAAATCCGTTATCGTGGCCTTCCGTAATGGGTATGCCTTTACGCAAGCCGTTTTCAAAATTGTCTTTAAATTCTGCTATATCATTTCGATCAATCGTTATCGGGCCATATGCCGGGTGGTTCCATTTTCCTACCGGTAAAACATGTATCTCTTTTGGTATTCCGTCTTCACTTGCCGTTTCTGCAAAAGCATGAATATCTATTGGAAAAATAATTGGCAGTCTTTTAATTTTTTCTGTTGCTTTTTTCATGTATGTTTTTATTATACTACAAAATATAGAAAAACAACAACCCTGTGGATAACTATTTTCCTGCCTTTCCTTTATTGATTGCTTTTGACGCCGAGCTTCTCTGTTTTACTATCGGTTTTTTGGGTTGTAGTAATTCATTTGTCGCGTCGCCAACTCTATCTCGTATGCTGTTTGGTACTCCGCCAATCTTTGGCTTGCTTTCTTCGTCCTCCAATATCTCAACCCATATGCCTCGACAACTACTGTGGAAAATACCTGTCTTTCCCAATGGGTCGTCTTTCTTAATAATTCTCTCGTCAATACTCAAACAGAAATTACATGTTTTGCTATCCAGTATCTCTGACCTCTGAAGCGCATAAATCTTATTTTGATTTTTATCAAATACAGTTTTTCTTCCAAGGTTAATATGTCCGGCAATTACTATGTTCGCGGTATCTCTCGTTACTTTGTCAATAACTTTTACAATGGCCGCGTCCATTGCGCCAACTATGTTTGATGTGCTTTCGCCTTTAGCCAATTTATCAACTAAAACAATTTTTGCATTGTCTGTAATTGCTTGTGCCTGTTTGGCGGCTATTGTGTCCGCGCCTATGCTGATCGAGCGTATAACATCTTGATTGTCCGCCGGGGCTTTAACTCCCATTTCGCGCGCCGCATTATTTTTTGCAAAGTTATATGCTTTTCGCATTATGTCATTTAACAATGCTGTGTATTTTGAAGTAAACTTTGCTTCTAGTTTTTTTATGGCGGCGACATTTCGCTTTTCAATAAGCGGTGTTAATTTTTTAAGGTAATCGTCCTTCGCTGTGTTTAGTATCTTCTTGCTCTCTACTGTTAAATTATTTTCAAGTTTATTTATTTGAGATTGAATACTTTTTAAATTTACTTTCTTTTCTGCGAATGTAAGTGGTCTCCAACCGTCAAAGTCATTATGCTCTTGAAAATAGCGCCAAGTCAAAATACTATATTCTTGCGCCAATACCGAAGTTGCCATTGAAAACAATTCACGGTGTTTTTTTATTTCCTTTATTGCTTCAATCTTGTTTGCGGTAAAGTCAATTTGTTCGGCCATGTCCATTCCGGATAAAACATTTTTTATTGCTTTCTCAATTTCTGTTGGCGATACTTTTTTTTTATTAAGAAACTCTGACATTCCTAGTTCGTCGGCTGCGTCCTCAATCTTTTTATCTTCCACTTTTTTCGTTTCTTTATCTTCGTTTGTATTTTCCGGTAAAGATAACAATTCGCGAATATATTTATCGTCTGCTTCGGTTGCTTTTAATCCACCGCTTTGAGTAAAGCGCTGGTATGCTGTTGAAAGTTTTTCTGTGTCGACTCTTGAAATTCCGTTATAGTCCAGTTTCGGGTATGCTTCTACATTCTCAAAGTTTAAATCAACAAGCTCTCTAATGGCATATTTATTTACAACTTCGGCAAAGTTATTTGCGATTGTTTCAATTGACTGCAAAAACAAACTTGTGTGGTCTTCTGATAATGCGCGACTACCGGTTGAGCCACTACCGAGATCGAGGAATTGCGCTAAAACTGATAGCACAATTTCCCTATTATGGTATGCAATTGTTCTTGAAGGGTCGCGGACTGTCAAACCTTTCATGTCTTTAAATTCTACTTCCATATCGTCCGGCTCTAATAAATAACCTTGCTCGCTTGCTCGTAAGTTTTGCAATACCTTTACTGCGCGCGTAACATCTGACTCCGAATAGTTAACTGGCATTTTTACAAATGGTACTCCGAGTCCTTGTCGCTCGTGTGCTACCGCGTCAATCTTTTCAATTTTATATTTTATATCGTAATGCTTATAAGCGGCGCGGAGCAATGAAGTACCCCACCAGTTTTCGCCTTCAATCTCATTGACAAATACAAGCAGTTTTTCAATTGGTATTGAAATATTTTCAGTAAGATTTGGCGCTATTTGCTGTATTCCTTTACCGCCTGCCTTTGTTTCCCAATGAGTAATACTGACTGGCATTCGTGGCGCAAACTTTTTCCAAACAACATGCTGCGTTCCGTCAATATCTTTTATCTCAAAAACTTTTTCAAATACCATTACGCCGAATGGCAACATCAAAAGCGCTTGACGCAAGAAGTCGTCCCAAGTAATAGTCATCTCGTCAAATAATGCTCTCTCAATAAACTTTGCTATCTCAATATCTTTTTCGTCTTCACTTGCCGGCTCAACAAACCAATTTGCCCGGCGTATAGGAAGTTGGCAAGCCGATATGGCAGCCCTAACGGTTGCGTCTGACTTGCGCATTTTATCATAAATCTTTATTCCCTTAATGTCCGAAAGTTCGGAGTTGTACTCTTCGGTTATAATTCCAGAAAAAATGTTTGTGCCGGAAACTCCGAGCGGTGGACGGACAACTTCTTTTGTTTTTATTTCTTTAGCCATATTCTTATTTTAATTATACCATAAAAAATTACTAATGTTGTTTGTCAAGTAGTCCACCCCTTGTCGACTGTGCAAAAAGTGGGTCGTTTGTGATTGTGTCTTCGTCTAATTTTCCTTGCTCCGGTGGATTTTTGAAATGTCCGCGTTCTTTTCCTAATGGCCAATGCTGTAATGCGCACATTGTCGCGTCCGGTATATGGTCGTCTTTTTTAACTGGCTTGTCTGTTCCTTTAATATATCTATATCGTTTATGTTGCCATTTTGTCTCTTGAAAAATTATGGGTATTTTCATTTTGCGTCTTTGGAAATGTGCGCGGTAATTTCCTAGCATTCCTTCTTTTTCTTTTCTGAAGTTTACTTCTATAACTTTACAACGCAATCGCCTTTTAAGCAATTCTCTTTGCAACGCGTCATTCTCAAACTTTCCGGCGCTGTCCGCATATAAAATATTTATTCCAAATTTTTTAACATCGTCGCAAACATCTTCAATAATTATTTCACTTGAAACCTGTGTGTAATTTTCCTCGCTCAATTGGACTTTTACCGCGTCCGCGTGGTTCATGAGTGTAACCCATGAAGTCATACTTGAAAATCCCCAGTCAAGGCCGCCAACTACTTGCGCGCCTATAACATAATTATACCTTGTTTCTGCCTTGCTATCAAACATAGCTGCTTCAACATCTATCGGGTCGTTTACCAATCCGCTCGCGCTTGGTCTTGTTCCCATAAATTCTACCAAAAACCAGTCGATCGTTCGTTTACCTTGCCAAGCGTCAATAAGGTTTTCTATGCGCACCCAACCTTCCGGGTCGCCAGTTCTACCATTCGCCAGTTCTTCCAGTTTATGCAAATCCGGTATTCGTCTGTTTAGTTCCGGGTCTTTCCATATTGCTTTATCAAATGATTTTGTTACATCGAAAATATCCCAAGAAAAACGCGTGTACCCAAGTTCGGGCGCTTTGTCCCATATTTCTTGGAATGCTCCAAATATCTTATGGAAAGTTGAAGTTAAAATTGTTAGGGGATTTTCGCTTGAAGTCACCATAGGTAACGCGTCCGCTATAATCTCGTCCTTTGCTTCGCAAACTTCGTCGCCTAGCAATATATCGGGGTGCGGGCCTCTGACGGCTTTCGGTGACGCCGGCAATGCTTTAAAGTAATTTCCTTCTTCGCTTTCCGTATGTTCCATGAGTGGGTCTTTTTTGCAAAACCTTAATGCCGGTTCTGTTGAAAATACAATGCCTGAAAAATATCCATAAACAATCTTCGCTTGCGCCAATGAGCCGCCCATATCAACGATCGACCGTTTTTTAAGAAACCAAAAACAAAAACCTAGCGCGCCCATGAGTACACTTTTACCACCTCCACGGGGCCCAGTTATAATTATTTTCTTTCCGGCTTTGTTTAACCATATTTGCGCGAAAATGTATCTAAACTTTTTAGGCCATAAAATAGTCGGGTAATATATTTTTAATAGCGTGATTGGCTTTTCTTTATATGTATCAAAAAAGAGATTTGGATTATTCGGATTATTCGCGACTGCGTCTTTAAGCTCTTGCAATTTTTCTTGCTTGCTCTGCTTCTGCGATAAGGTTTGTGAGTGTGTCATAAAAATGCTTTTGTTTATTTTCCGGCAAATGTTCGACCAATGAGCGTATGTCGCCGTCGCCTAGTTTAACTTCTTGCAATATTTCAAGCACATGCTTTCTATCCCAACCTTCAACATAAAGCAAAAATAATTCAACATCGTATGCCATGCCGTATCTTGTACATCGTTCTTTTAATCCTTCCAAAACATCCGCCGTTGCGTCGCTTAATCTGAATATTTGCGCTTCTCTTTTTAGCGCATGAAAGTCCGGTCGTTTTTTCCACCGGGTCAAAGTGTCTTCGTCAACTCCATAATGTTTAGCAAACATTTGCGCGGTTGCTATGCCTTCGGCTTTTCTTTCTTTGCTCGTCAAAGCCTGCCAATGGACAAAACGATTATAAATATCATTTTTGTTTGGTTTTCTATCCCCCCTCTTTTTTTCTGTTTTTTTTGCTTTTATCATATTCCCTTAATTATACCCTACACCTTTTAATTACAACACATATCCCCTTTTTCTCAAAGTATGTCTTTTGCGGACTGTTTCTTTAATCCGTATTCTTATAGTAGCATAATCTGTTTACATTGTATTGGTGTTGTGGTATGTCTGTTTGTATGTATTGGAATAACTTGCGAAAAAAGAAATGCCCCAAATGTTCCGGCGCTCTATCGTTAGATAGAAGACTTCGGATTATTTACTGTGTCCATGAAAAGGATTGCGGTTTTTATATATCATTCAATCGTTATAAGGAAGTCGTGCATAATATCTGTTATGCTTAAATCTTCATGTTTTTTAATATGTGTTTTACTACCTCAACATTAAACGCATTACCTAATGTTTCCTTCCGGCGCGTCTTTGATACTCCTTCTGTAAAGTTCTCCGGCAAACCTTGTAATCTTTCACATTCCACGGATGTTAGCGGACGAAAATAATCTCTTAATACTACCAAGCTATCCGTTGAAACTTTTGCCATTGAATTGGATTTGCCGTCTTTTCTTATATTTAATTGCTCTTCAATTCCTCTTTTTGTTACTTGGTTTCTAACAGCAGCACCGGTTATAAGATATAATCCAGTTTTCGCGCCGCGTCCTCCGCCCTTTGCTGATAAACAAACGCTCTTGCCATGGATTGAATAAATCCTGTCTGCCTGTCCACCTTTTCCAATGCTTGCTATTCTTATCGGCTTATCTTTAAAAACATAATTGCCTTGATGTCTTTTGATAAAATCGTTTATAAAGTCCTTTTGACTTTTTGTTAAACAATATGCTTTTTCTTTGACCGCTTCCCCACTTTCCAAAATATCACTTAAATAAATCTGTCTATCTTCGGGCTGCTCCACTCCTTCAATGTTTGTCCAAAATAATCTTTTGCGTTGTTGAGCCGATACGAGTTTAGCGTCGATCATGATTGGCTCGACTCCTAGTGCTTTCGTTATTTCTTCTTTCGCGCTTTTTGACATACTTGCGACATTTTCCAAAACAAAGTATTTCGGTTTTACTTCTTTCAAAATACGGACATAATCCCAAAATAAACCGCTCCGTTTTCCCTTTAGCCCTTCTCTGTTATTTTTAGCAATACTTAAATCTTGACAAGGACTTCCGCCAATAAGTAAATCGACTGGTATCTTGTTATTTACCATATCCAATTTTACTTTTTTAACATCGCCTAGTTGTATCGTTTTTGGATAATTCTTTTCCGTAACTTCAAGCGCGTATTTATCTGTTTCGCTCGCGTAATACTCCGGATTGTATCCTAGCGACCGCAAGGCAACTTGCGCGCAACTTATACCGTCAAATAAACTTAATACTTTTATTTTTTTCATGTTTTTAATCTTGTGGTATTTTTTCCCACTCGTTTTTTTCCGAGTTAAAAAATGTACAGTCCTCTATGTTAATAATTACATCTACTCTCCCGGCTTTTAAATCTATTAAGTCCCTTTGTTTTATTTCTTCTTTTCCCCAAAACACATCTTTACCTGTAATTTTTATATACTTCATATCAATTTATTTTGTGTTATTTTTAATCTTGCTTTTATTATCTCAATATATTCTTGTTCTCTTTCAATTAAGATAAAGTCTCGACCTGTGTTTACGCATGCAAGGCCTGTTGTTCCTGACCCGGCAAACGGATCGAGGACAATTCCGCTTGTCGGTGTCTTTGTTAGCATGCAAAGATATTCCATAAGTTTTATTGGCTTTACTGTCGGATGGTGGTTGTGTCCAGTTGATTTAATGCTTCCATATTTTCCGCATACATCATCTTCTGTGTTATTCATTCCGCCTCCTCCCTTTGTTTGTTTTTCTTCTAATTCTTCACATCCTATATTTTTTTCCGCCTTGCTTGCTTTTGCTACATAAAAGAAACGCGAAGCGCCACCCTTGTCGGAAATATTATGTGGCATTCGTTTAAATCCCCAATTGCCGTCTTTGTCTAATTTTTTACCGTCTGCGATTGGTCTTGGCGAAGTTTTACTTGTCCCACTTTGTTCGTCCAACATGTAGCAAGGGCAATTCGGATTTGTGTGTATTTGGCTTCCGCCTTTATAAATTCTGCCGGCTGGCTTGCCTTCTGACTTGCTCCAAATTCCGCCTTTTACTTCTTCCGGGTCTTTTGTTTCTGTTGGTTCGGTTATTACCTCGTCGCAAATACATTCAAAGATTATGTTAGCCGGGAAGCGTCCTTCTGATGTTTGTGATTTTGCATTCTGTGGCATTCCTGCGACGCTCATATTTAAACTATTTCCGCCGGCTTTATTTCCTGCCGGTCTGTTTATCATTATTTCTTTTCCAACTCTCGCGCCGTCAATATTTAATCCGCTTACTCCGTGTTTTAGTGCGTTGTTCGAATAACTTCCTTCGTTTGGTTTCATTGCCACAATGATTGGTTCGTATGCCGGCTTTAATCCGTGTGACTTCCAACCATTCCAAAGTTTTGCTTCTGAAGTTGCTGGCTCTGTTTCATTTCCGCCTGCCCATTCGTAAGATGTTCCTTTTTTGTGGGTAGTTCTTATTTTTGTTGAAATAATTTCTCTCTCTGCCCCAAACTTTTTATCTAATTGTTTGCTGATGTCTGCTGCTTTTGGAAAGCCAGTCGCATAAAGCCACATGATTGTATCTTTCAACTCAAATCCTGCGTCCTCAATATTTACGGCCATTCTGTGTTGAGTTCGTGACCCGGCAAAAATTAAAGCTGTTCCGCCCGGCTTTAATACTCTCAAACATTCTTGCCAAAGTTCTACACTTGGTACATCGTAATCCCATTTTTTACCCATGAAAGAAAGGCCGTACGGCGGGTCTGTTATTATTGTATCAACAGAATTATTTTCTAATTTTTTTAATTCTTCTTGGCTGTCGCCGTGTATTATTTTATTCATTTTATTTTATTCTCAATCTCTTTTTTAAATTTTTTCCATTCTTTAATTTCTCTATCGGCTAAAGCCAATAATGATTTTAGTTCTTTTTTTGTGGACTTGATTTGTTCCGGTATAATTTTTTTTGTGTACTTAATTCGTTTTGGTGTGATATTTTTCATTTTTTTTAATTATTTATCTATACGATTAAGCATTTCGTCTACTGTTAATGTAATTGGCATTGTGTCTCCATATTTTCCTGTTGTAGTTTTTGCCCAACTGTCCATAACTATAAAATACCGTAATTTGTTTGGTATAATTTTAGCAATTTTTCGATATATTGTTTCTAACATTTTTTTATTTCTACTTAACTAATAAATCCGACCTTTTTAATTGTAAATTCAATTGTCAACCAACTGAATTTTATTTGTAAATAAGGGAGTTTACGGTACTCCCCGGACCTTTTCTTTACGCCCAACCTGTGCCAACGCAATTACAACAACTATTTGTGTGGAATATTACAACCTCCGCTTTTTCATTCCAATTTATTCCACCTCTTTTCAATAATCTTTCGTTTGCGCTGGTTTTATCGAGCATACCTACCGCGCTGCATTTTTCGCATTTTACGATAAAGTATGATCGAGCTTCTGCCAAACAACTTTTGCAAAGTACAATTTCTTCGCCTTTCGTTTTGTACAACTGTTCGCAATCTGTCAAACACATATAACAAAACATGGCGACACCTCCTTTACTTTGATTTGAGTGCTTATGCGCTCAATGCTTGGGACAAAACATTATGTGATTGTTTTTGCCCGGCTTATGAATAACCAATGAAAAAATTATACCACCGCCACAATACCGTTTTCCAAGCATTGAATGTATAATACACTCAATACCGGGGACGAGTGGTTATGTGATTTTTCTCGTCGGGTCGTTAATTGACCAGTGTATATTAAAACACCGCCACATTACCCTTTCCCAGTATTGAATGTATTATTTTTTTAATGTGCTGAAGACTACTTTTTAACTACTCTTAATCTGTAAAATATCGTTAAAAATATAGACTGACTACTTTTTAATTTGCTGATAGGTATACTCTATACCTATTTTATACCTGTCCTTTACCTATTTTACTTTTTCCATATATTTGAAGACGGATTAAATCAATAAGTTTCATTGTCTCCCTGAAAATTGCTAAACGCCTGATAATTGTGCTTTGACCGTCGCGCAAATTAAAAAGTTCTTCCTGTAATTTTTCAAGTCTGTTTAACATTTGCTTTGTTGTTTGTTTTTTCATGTTTTTATATTTTCTACTTCTCTTATAAACTTTTTCATTTAACTAAATTTCTTAATTCTTTTTAAAACATCTTCGCTTGTATGTCCATCAAATTCCGGGGCTTTTTTCAATGTTTGTGCAAAATCTGTTTCTTCCCATTTTTCAAGTGGCAGATGATATGTTATTTGTCTGCCTTTTGTTTGATTCATCCCAAGAATAAACCGCCCCTCAAAAGAACTTCCATCAGAATGTAGTTTAGACCTCCAAACAATGCCCTCCCCATAAAGTTGCTTACACAACGCAATAAACAAAGTTATTTTATGTTCATAAAGTTCTCCAAAAGTATGGTAGCCATCTGAAATATCGTCTGTGTTTTTAGTTTTCTCCTTGCGCACCTTCTCAAACAAATCCCTCAATCTTGTTTCAACATCTCTCGAGTCTCCGTCAAGGGTTGATAATTTCATTCCTGCCGGAAAAACAAGTTTTATTATGTCTTCCAGTTCGTCTGATGTTTCAACCTCGTCCGTATTCATACTATATTTTTTATCGCACTCCTTGGAGCAACACTCAAAAGGTTCGGCAGGTTTTCCACAAGGACAAGTCCATTTTTCTGTTTGGTCTTTGGTGGTTAAAATCCATTCACAAAGTTCTCCACATCTAGGGCAAGGTGCTGCAATCGTTGTGCTTTCCGCTTCGCAACATTTGCTTAAATAATTTTTCATAAATTTAATAAATTACTTTTCCGATAATTCGACCGTTATTTTTATATTCGAGTAAACTAATTTGGTCTAATACGCGCCAAGCTTTTTTTTCTGCCATTATTGTCGCCGGCTCATAACACGCAATTTCATATTTACTGCATTTTGTTTTCATTGACCAACAATATCGGAAATCTCTTGTCTTATAAAAACTGCCCGGGTGTCTGATAATTATTGGCTCAACGATAATCCCAAACATGTACTTTATTCTTTCTTGCAATACCAATGTTAGCGCTGACGGCTTTGTTATTCTTTCCGGGAATGGTATTTGCTCAAATATTTTCACTTGTCAAAATAGTTAATTTTTAATGATACTCCGACCCCAAATAAAATAACGCCCAAGTCAAACCGCGCCAAAAATTGGTCGTGATCGACATAAGCGTTTATTAAATCGAAAGAAAATGGCTCATCTTCTTCTTTTTTCCACTGGTTAACAGTATGTAAAAATACTGTCGGTGTGAAATATAGTACTATTTTGTTTTGCTCATTTTGTATTTTCATGCTCTTATTTGCTCGTTAATTTATTTCTCTTCTCGCTCATTGCGTCGTTTTATTCTGCAATCTTTACAACGCTTTGGCAAGCACATGTTTTTGTCTGTGTAAAACTTTGCCTCTCCTTCTTCGATCAAGAATGTATTGTCGCAATCTTTTTCGATACATTTTATTTCTGTTTCCATTTTATTATTATATCACATTATCGGTTGAATTATGGCCTTAATTACTGGCGTTCTTTTCGCTCTTTACAGTTACCAACATAATTTGTTGTACCATTCGGGCGTTGTTTCGCTTATTACACAAGGCCATGACTCAACCGACAATGTCGGTTGATAAATTGTTAATTACTCCTTTGTATCTTCTTCTGTTGGCTCATCGACTGGCTCTTCAATTGCTTGTGCTACTTTTTCTCCTTCTACTGCTTCGTCCTTTTTTTCTTGGTCGTTTCCACTAAACGGACTTGGTATTTCGTGGACATTTTCCCATGTTGTTTGCAATAATCCTTGTTCGTTTATTGCCAAAAGTTCGTCAATAATTTCAACATAAGCCTTCGCGTTTACTGCCGCCTTTCTAAGAGTTTCCATTATTTCGTCTATACCGGTGTATTTTCCTGTTTGTGGATTTTTTCTTTGAAATGTCGGGTCTTCTTTCTTAATAATTTCATGTCGTTTTAAATCCAAAACTGCCTCGATCAATTGTTTTTGAAAATTGTTGCGGTGTACTGTTAATACATCTTTGTCCGGTGTCAATAATGTTTCTGTTCCCATAGTTTTAATTATAGCTAATTTTTAATAATTTGTCGCCGTTCGAAAGGCGTTGCCTTGTGCTTTTTTTTGTATGGCCAAGGTCTTTTTGCTTAAACGGATTTTTTTACTTTTTGGCAAAATTCCGTCGCCGGCTTGAAGTCCTACGAGTCCGTTTTTTTCTGCGTTTTTCGCAATGTTTCTTTTTTTCTCGTAATCTTTACGCTGCTTCTTTGCCTTTAATTGTTTTCTCGTTTCCATTTATTTGTTTCTCTTCTTTTTTTTCTTTGTCGGCGTTCGACCCTTCGCTGACTTTCTCGTTCTCCGGTTTTTCAATCTTCTTAATGTATGTTTCGCGCAACTTTTCCAAATCCGTTATTGCTCTTTTCATGAGTTCCATAAAATCGGTAATTTCGGCGACTGCTAATTCGGGTTTTGATACTTCAATATCAAACTCAAAATTGACATTGTTTGAATATTGGAATTTTCTTGTTTCCAATGTTTCAATTTGTGTTTTTTCTTCTTGTTTTTCTTCTGCCATTTTATTATTACTTAATTGATAATTTTAATTTTAACGCTTCCAATTGCGAAGCAATATCGACCGTTTGCTCTTTTTGGATAATTTGAATACTGCTGCTGAAATACCGCGTTACATATTCGTCCAGTTCTTTGTAAAATTGCTCTCTGTTTCTCATTTTGTTAATCAATGAATTTAACACCGTTGAAGACATTATTGTCGCGATCGACGGCCCTAGGTTTTTATAACTCTTATCTGCTAGAAAATATAATATCATTTTTTCAATCTGTGTCTGTTGCATTATATTTGCGTCCAAAATGTTTTTAAGTTGCTTTGCGTCTTTCGGACTTATCCGCGGACGGAAACCGCGCGTCTTTAATGTTGTGTTTGAAAAAAATTCAATAAGTTTTCTATGTGTTGTTTTTTCTTTCATAATTTTTTTGCTCTTAACTAACAAGGCCCACTCGTGTCAAGACGATAGTGGGCTATGTAAGGGGTATTGCTACCCACTCCCATTATACCGTCTTGACATGTATTTTTCAATTATACCATATTTAATTAAAAAAGTTCAAACTTTGTTGGGCGTTTTGGAATACCATATTTACCAATAAGATATTTAAATAATTGTTTCCAGTTCGTCTTTTGATATTCTCTCAAGTCTTCTTCTGTTGCGCGCGACAATGCAATATATTGGTTTTTGTCTTTGTCCAAATTGCCGGCGTCCTGCCATTCGTCTACATCATGTGACCACGCGCATATTGATATAATCGCCCATTTTTCGTTTATCTGTTTTCCTGCGTGAATAAAAGCGTGTTCAAGTGTTAATCTTCCTTTGCAAATGTGGTCGTTGAAGTATGCCTGCCTCATGCAAATATGATACTCCGGGTCGGCTAACATTTCTTGCTTCATTTTTTCCGGTATTTTTCGCATATTTAATCTTTTATAATCTCATAACCAATATTGTTGTCGATCAAGAAATCAAGCAACCATTCCAATTTTTCTTTGCTTATCTTTTTTGTGTTGATAATTATTTTTTCCATATTTTTAATGATTGCCCCTTTCGCTAATTCGTGTTTTAGTAATCTCTTGCTCTCTCCACCTGACTTGGGTCTGAATAAACATCACAACTCGATTGCATATATCGGCCGCTGTCGCATAATTTTTCGCTCTTTGCTCTCGCGCGATAGAGTCGACTTCCGAGTCTTGTGTCGATCGTGAAGCGTGCGCCTTGGCTGCCGTGACTGTGTCGTATTCGCTTTTGCTTGCCAAAGTTAACGCGTCCCGGACTGACTTAAAAGCAATTTCTGCGATTTTATATTCTCCCCATGCTTCGTTTGCTTTTCCGTCAAGCACCCCGGCATATTGCGCAAGTTCGTTTCCTTTGCGTAATAACCAGTCTACATTTTGCGCGCGACTTCCGTTGTCGGCTATCATTTGCCTGCTTATGTTAAATACTAACCCGACTATTTCGTCACTTGCTTCAAACTCTTTTAGGGTCTGCATTTTACCCATAAGGTCTATGCGTTTTTTTTCGTAATCTTGATATATTGCGCTCATATTATTTATGTTTAGTTTTTAATTTGTGCGGACATTTTCCGTAAAACCCTTTTGCTAAGTTGCAATTATAACAAAGTACTTGAAACTCTTTTTTTGGATAGCCATTTTTTTTGAGCCACCTGTACATTGAAGCTGTCCCACCGGTTTCTTTTTTAATTGCCCGTCTGTGTTCATTTCCGCCACCGTTTATATGGTCGATACTTAAAAATTTAATTTCTGTTTCTCCACAACATTTACATTTTCCACCATATTTTTTTAAGATATTCTCTTTTTCTTTTCTTTGATACTTTCTATTATATTCGTTAATTTTAATCCTGTTTTTTTCTTTCCATTCTTTACTATTTTTATTCGTACAATCTCTACAAAAATAATGGTATCCGCCACCGGGTGGCTTATAAACTTCTTTCTTTTTACATGCTCTGCAAAGTTTCATAATCTTATTATATCACAAGTTTACTATTTATGTCATTAACAAAGTAAATGCTACTATAAATAGTATAAACTGTATAACCATTAACACAATCATTTCTCTTTTTGGTTTTTCCATAATTTTTTATCTTTCGCCGAAATTCGGCATTTTTGCTTCCGCTTCAATTTCTAATAATAATTTTGCATACGCCACCGACCTTGAATGAAATCTCGCGTGTGCTTCGTCGCTATCTCTTATCGCTGTTGTCATTTCTTTATATATCCGGTTCGCTTTCGCTTGCATTCGTTTTAATCTTTTGTTTTCCGGATATTCAATTTCTTCCTTTTTGCCAATTATTGTATGTACTGTTATTCCTTTGATTTTCTTTTTTGCCATTTTAATTATATTTTTCAAAATCGCCGGCTTCTATCCTCGTAATCATTGAGTTAATCCTTGCCACAAGTTTTTCAAAATCTGCTTTAGTTCTTTTTACTTCAAATATACGCGGTATGCCATTGTTTGAGTTAAAACTTTGTAATTTCATTTTTGGCATTTTTTTGTTTTTCACATAAAAGGCCAACATTTGCCAAGTTAATTGGACACTATCTTTAACGGTCTTATCTGTCCACCACGCGCCCATTTTATTCTCGACAATTGTGTTGTTATCTTCGCCGTCTAAAATACAAAGTAATTTATAATCTTTAATTTTTGGGTGCTTTATTGTGATTGTTTTTTCTGTTTTGCTCTTGGCCATTCTGATTGTTTCCGGGTGGGATAACGCCGTTTTTATCACGCGCAACTTGTCGGAAGTAAAGCCGTGTTTTTGCAATTCCTTTTCATAATTGTATTTTTTGTCGCACCACGCTTCTTGAAAGATTTTGCCGAAGCTCATTTTTTGCGTTGGCTCGTCAACCCTTGCTACGAAATATTGCTCATAATAAGCCATAGGGTCGCGCTCAAACAACATAAGCTGCGAAGGGGATATATAGGGCTTTGGTAATTTTAATTTGCTCATATTCTTACAATATACCTTTTTATTATTGTTTTTATTTTTCCGCGTTGCTCTTCTGATAATGGCATATTCTCAACCTTTTTTAATGCTCCTTCAAGTGATTTTTTATTATCTTTTATTTTCTTAATTCTTTCAAGTGTCGCGGTATACATTTTATCTTTTCCGGTTGTCTTTGGTTTTATTATTCTCGTTTCTGTCTTCGGCGCGTTTATTTTTTCCACCGCTTCCTTGTCTTTTGATAATTGGATAATCATTTTTTCAACAAGATCGACCGGTAAAAGGTTAAACATCGCATTTCGTTGCGCCTTGCTTAATGCCATTTCAAGCGCGAAGCGATTATTTATTGTACTTCCCATTCCGTCATTTATTGGTTTTTGCCACGCTTCAAATTTAATCCCCCATGAGCCGCCACCGCTCTGAAGATCGACTGCATATATTTGTACCTCAACTCCGTCCGTTCCGTGCATGCTTACATTCCTATCAATAATCGGCGGTCTGTCGCTTACTTGGATTATGTGACCGCTTGTCTTCATTCTGTTAATCACTCTGACCGCTTCACGCACGCCGTGATATGATAGGCCTCTTATAACTTCCTCCTTTTCGTTTTCATACTCGTATACCATTGTTTTGGTTGCTTGTCCCAAAACTTCCTTCTCGATCAAGCGGTCGTCTGCCATTTCTGAAGCAACAAAGAATTTTGCGCCTTTTTTAATCGGGCTTGAAACTTCAATAAGTTTCTGTTTCTTTGCTCGCGGTTTTCTTTTTATTGTTTTTTTATTCTTGCTCATTTGTTTTTACTTCCTTAATGCTAACGCGTGGCGCTAATTCTTTTTCTTCGAATGCTGCTTGTTTAATTTCAATCGGGATAACTCCTTTTTCAACCAAGTCTTCAAACTTTGTTTTGTCCAAGCTGTGGGTTATCGCGTTTGCGTCTTCAAGCGCTTTACGCATTTTCGGCGTTGTCTTTTCCATAATCACATCGTACTTATATCCCTTCCTGAATGCCGGGGAATATGTCACCTTGATAAATTCATTTGCGATTGTCGTTTTATGATTTTCTTTGACATCAAGTTTTAATGCTTCTTCGGCGTTCTGTACTGCGATTTTTAAACTGTCCAATTCGTCCAAAACTTTTTCGTTCTCTTTCCTGTATTTAACGACCTCCAACATTGCTCCGGTGTATTGTTCTAATGTTTTAATTTTACTCATAATTTTATTGTTAGTTTTTAATAAGCATTCCTTCCTTGTCTTTGAAGTTCCCCATGATTATTATAATCATATCTACAAACGCCCAAATGCTAGTTATCATAAGCCCTACCATTGAAAGCGATAATAATAGCATTGCGATTGCCGACCCGGTTTTTCCTGCGTAAAATCTATGCGCGCCCCATATCCCAAGGAATAATGCGAGCAGTATTGTTGTTGTCAATGATTTGTTTGATATATTTTCGTTCATGTTTTTTATTGTTATGGTTTGATAGGCCATTTTTTTATTTAATTTGATATGTGCCGTCCTCGACATTTACCAAGTAGTTAATAATATTCTTCCCTTTAATCTGATATTTGCTCTGCCGACCTTCTCCAATAATTACGGTTTTAAGCAAGTTGCGCGCTTCTCTGTCTGCAAGGATAAAGCGCCTATAAGTCGCAATATCTTTACACCAATGAAATAAACGCGCTCCGACCATTTCGCTTAATGTATACCATTTATTTGGCTCGATAAACTTTTCTTCTTCTTTCTTTGTCATATTGTTATTATATCCTAGTTGTGTTTAGTTGTGAAGTGTTATGTTCTAAACCTGTGGATAACTTTTTTATTACTGTTAAAATAATTTACCTTCTTGGTATCCTGCAACCTCGACCCAATCGTTTTTATCATACGCGCCCATTGCGTCGCGGTGGTCATCCCTTGGCGTGTCCCTATGTCTTTTTTCGTAATCTTGTATCCGTATTATGTATTTTCTGCGTACCGTTTCAAATGTTGTTTGCATTTCCGGTCGATCAATAATTTTACCGCGCCAAACGATTGTACTTGCCGGTATCTCTTCGCCCTTCAAGGCCTCAAATCCGCGCCTTGTTATAACCCATATTCCCCTTGTATCTTTTCCGTCTATGTTATTTTTTGCGATAAGTCCCAACTTCGCACATTTTGTTGTCCTATGTCTTACTGCGTCTGAAACTTGTAATGTCGGTATATGAATTTTATTTGCTTCTGTAAATTCTTGTCCTTCTTCAATTCCTTGGCATACGCTTTCGCCCATTGCTACTACAAGCGCGACATCAAGCACATCCATATTGTATTCATATTGAGCCATTGAAGCGTCGCAATTCGCGCACCTTGCCTTGTCTTTTAACTCCGGGACATTTATAAACACGGTGGCCATTAATCGATCATGGTCTTCGTGTAAACTCAAATCATTTTCAAGTATCCGTGCGACGACTTGAATGATTGGCTTTATTTTTCCGGGGTTATATGTTGTTCTCATTTTATTGGATTATTTTACAGTCCGGACAATCAATTTCTCTTATGTCGTCAAATTGTCCTTCCGCGACTTTTCCTGTGCTGTCACATGTTTCGCACGGTTTATCTTCGCAAATGTCTTCGTGTTCCGCGTCAAAGTCTGTGTCTATGTATCCACCGCAATATTTACAATTTATTATGCTCATGTTTTTATATCCAACTATGTTTAAAACTTTTAATTTTGTTTTCTAACCTTTTTGAAAAATCATTGTATGCTTCAACATATCTTTTTTCTTTTATATCGTCGTATTCATTGATTTTTCTTTTAGCAAACATGCCACTACCAAATTCATCTTCAAGGTGTTTCATAAATCTATCAGTAATTTTGTTTTTTGTTTTTAATATATAACTATCAATGTCATAATCCTTTAAACAAAATGCTAAAATTGCCATTTTCTCGTCATTGGTTTTTGCCTCCTCGTTTACTTTTTCGCCTATTCCCAAAACAAGATATATAAGATTTTCGTCAAGTTTATGTATTACTCCAAATCCCTTTTTAATACCCTCCCCATATTGAACCGGCGTGATTGATTCCATTTCATTTTTCATGTTTGTAATTTTAATTTATAAAACTTTGTAATACCGACCTGTAATGTTCTGTTATCATGTCGCCGCCTTGGTATCCCATTGCGACTAACAGAATGATAAAAAGAAATCCGATAAAGTAAAGCGCGATTGCTGAAAGTATTATGTCCGTGATATTGTCCATTATTTTTTTCATGTTTTTATTTGCTCTTTTTTTTAATTGATAATGGGGGAGTGTGTGTTGAGTTTTTAATGTGCGCGCTTACTCCTTCTTGATTATCTTTAGTTTATGCTTGTTGTGATTTGTTGTCAAGCGTTATGAGTTAAAACTGTGGATAACCTGCCAAATGGCTTATAATAAGGGTTAAATCACTCCCCTACCCTGCCGTGGTGGTTGCAATAATTCGAGAAGAGTGAAAATCGAGGTACCCCATGGGTGGGGGATAGGGGAGTTGCAAAATAAAAAACGCTCGCGTGTCGGAGCGTTTTTTATTTCTGTCGACGAGCGTATCGTTGGACACTTCAACCAGTACCGCCTCACTCCCGAGCAATAGAAGACAAGATACATGAGCGTAAACTTATTAAGGCAAGCGCCCCGAGGTCTTAAAATTGAAGCGCCCAGCGATACGCTCGTTATCATTATTTCCCTGCGAATTGTTTTGATGTGTCCCCTTTGCTTGAAAAATAAAAAGCAAATGTCATACCTGCCAAAACCATAAATTGGTCGCCGGTAATCTTGCCTGTAAATAATGCTGCCACAACCGCAAGTGTCATTACGATAAATACTATTTTGCTCGCGCTTTCAAAAAGTTTTGTTATTCCCATTTTTTTTAATTCTTAAAAGGTTGGCAAATAAACTTCTGTGTTTTTTCGCCTTCCTTCATGCTGATAATTATATTCTTTTCCGGCTCGACCGACGCCGGTTTTTCTACTGTTGGACTTTCTTTTTCTTTCCTTTGTTTTGATAATTCCATAAGTATCATTGCTCTCTGTATCTCAATCTTTGGCTTCCTATTATCAATATCAAAATGCGTTAGGATATTCTGATTGCCAAATTGTTTTCCTGTTTTTGGCTCGATCACATTGAGAATATACCATGCGCATTCTTTGAGTGCTTGGGGTGTATATAACCGCTCCCAATTTTCAAGTGTTCCGTCATTATCGACATCATATCCTGACGCTATTTCAAGGCCGAGTGTCCGCCTGTTTGGGTTTTTTAGTTTTCCAAATATTGTCTTTGGCAATATTGCTTTTGCGCGCCGTGAAGGCTTGTAAACTATCCCGGCGTGCCAAGTCCCCCTATCGGGTGGCGCAAGCTCTGTAATCTCTCCTAAACGGCCAAAAACGGCATTTGCGGAGCTGAACGACTTTCTGCCTGTTCTTAATTCTCGCTCTTCCGGGGACATCATGAGCCATTCGACTGCTCCTTCATATTTGCCAAGTGTTGTATGCAATATAATTGCCAATACATCGCCTTCTAAGGCGTATTGATTTGGCGTGCTTTTTATTGTGATTTTGCTCATATTGTTTTATTGATTATTTGGTTAAATTTGTCGATCGTGCCGTCAAGGTGCGCTAATTGTTTAAGTTCCCCATTACAAGGCCGCTTGCTTATTCCGCGAATTGTAGTCACGCTCAAACTCGCAAGCATTATTGACCCGGCAATTACCACCACAAACAATATTTCAATTATCATTATCATTTTATTTTCTTCCAATTCTCTCTTTTATAATGGTTGATGTTTCGATAAGTTTATCGACCTTCGCCACAAACTCATCCCAAATCCATTTTGGTACTGTGTTATTCATTGTGTATCGCCATTGATAAACGATAATGCCGGAAAGAAGCATAACAATTGTTGCTAAAATTGCAATGGTTGGGTTTTGGCTGTTTGTTAATGTTTCAAAGATATTCATATTATGCGGTAACTTTTATTATGTAATTTAATGTCATATATGGGGACATGTTTTCGTGTGCTGTATCGCCTCCAGTTGAAGCTGTTGTTCCTGAACCACCTAAATAAACAGTAAACGCCCCGGCACCAATATCCTTACTCCCAGATTGAGCTAATATTCCGTGCGTGTGTGCTGCAAGTTCTGCGACTGTTAATATATGTGTTTCTGCTCCTTCTTCTCCACCAACAACATCAGCATTTGCGTGTGTGACTCTATCTCGCGAAGTTCCACCCATATTATCTTTGCCAAGCGGTAAATTGCCTCTCATGTCCGGGACATTGAATGTTGTTGAGCCGTCGCCCACGCCAAAAGTTGTACCTATGATATTAAATAGATCGACATAGGTTGTTCTTGATATTGCTTGTCCGTAGCATAAAGCCCAACTTGCCGGGGCTGTTGAACCTGCATAAGGTAAAACTACTCCTAGTAAGAAATCAAAGTCACTTGCTACACCGTCACTACCTGCTTTTATTGCCATATTTTTATTTTGTTCTTATTATTTTTTTACCTTCGCCAATTCGCTTCGCGACATTCTCATTCGTTCCCGGTTTTAATTCTGTTTTGTCTTTCAACCATTTTGGCTTTTTTGGTAAATCTGTATCACTCACGCTGTCGACCTTGCGCAAGGCAACTTTTGGCAAATCCGTTTCCGGGTCTGCAAAAGTTTTTGTTTTTGTCTTATATTTTACTGCCGTGATTGGTATTTCTCTGTTTAATTTATTAAGCAATTGAAATAAGAAAATATGCGCCGGTTTTCCGTCGTTTAATGCCGGGTCGTAATTAAAAGTAATTTCAATTGTTAAATCTTGTTTTGCCATAATTTTAAGTAATTGTATAAGTGCATGATACCGTCATACTTTCGCTTGATGTTTTTACCCAGCCTCCGGTAAGCGCGTGCGTAAACATTTGTCCGGTGTCAACCGTTGCCGTGCCGTCAATGAAAGTTCCAAACTCTTCGTATGTTCCGTTTGTATCTGCCTTGCTGTAAAAGAAATCAATAAACGCTTGATTTGATGTATCGCTTGCTGACGCAACAACTTTTCTAAAAACTTCCGTGCCGAGTGTTGTGTTTCCGTTTACCGGTGTCGTTGAAGCCGTGCCTAACGCGCCGTAATTTATTACTCCGGTATATGTCGTGTCGTTTGCCAATCTTTGAGCGACGACGGATCGACCGGCTGTGACAATAAGATTTGTAACTTTATACTCTCGCACCAAAAATAACTCGCGCATTTCTTTTACGAGCGATAAATATTTTTCTCTGTATCCTTGAAATCGCGGGCCATTTATAAGATCGACGATTGTTTGCTCGAGCGTGTTTGCTTCTCGACTTGTTGTATCATAAATTGATACTGTCATTTCTCCTTTTATTTTTCCTTTTTCTTTTATTTGCATAATATTATTTAATTAAGCCCATTCTGACGCCCCCCATACGAATTGTGGCGACCCACCAGGCCCCCACTGGAAGGGTGGCGTGTTATTTACCTTGCTAATGCTTTCGGCTATTGTGGCGCTTTCTGTGATTGATTTTAATAAACTGTCGCGCTCTATCGTTTCCGCTATACTCATTTCTTCCGTTATCGCTTTTATTGTGTCAATTTCTTCGGTTGCAAATATTGGGTCTTCTTTGCTTGCCAAGCTTTCAAGAAAACTCGCTGCGTCCAATAATCTACCCCCAAATCTTATATTATAATTATACTCTATATTTGTGCCGTCCTCAACAAGGGTAATAATAACTTCTTGAATAAGATATTTTGTATCTGTTGAAATTCCCCAACTTGGCGAATTGATTGTTAGTTCTTGCCCCGGCTGAAAAATACTGCCGGATGTTAGTAATCCTGTGCGTGTTTTAAATTGTCCGGTAACAATCGGATTTGCATATTCCGCCAATTCTTTTAATGCGCGTTGCCTTGCTTCCGCTTTTGACTTGATCGAGCTTTCAATAATTGTATATTCGTGTAATCCGTCGCCACCTTCAAGCGCTGTCATTGCAATAATGCTTGACGCGCTTTGGAGTAACACAATAACCGGGATTTGATATTTATAGGAAACTTCAATATCTGTTCCGGCTACCGGTGTCGGGTCTGCGGTGACAACGCGCACATATTTTTCCGCTTTCTTAAACATGTAATCGTTGCCTGTTTCTTCGTCTGTCGGGTCTTCGCCAAAATTTTGCGCAACTGTTGCTTCTTTAATATATTCGATTGCTGTTGGTTTTTCTCTTAATTGCCATTCACGCGCGACACCGTCCGCTTCAATTGTTTGCGAAAAATATGTACTCGTTTCTTCTTTTCCGCCCCGGACAATAATTGAATTTCGTACTTGCGAAACATCCGTCTTAATATTCAAGCTTTCGTGATTTTTTGAGCTATCCGTTATGCTTTCCGGCGCGGACACCGAGCTTTTTGTTTTGAAATTTATATCTTTTTGGTAATCTATCCACCATTCATACCCGGTAATTTTTCCTAATTTTTCAAATGCTTTTCTTAAAGTGATATGGTTAAAACTTATGCTGTCGATCGTTGGGCCTGTGTCAACTCCTGTCATTGTAAGTCCATATCCGCTATCGACATAAGTGCTTAATAAATCCGCGACAATTGCATTGAGTGTTTGGCTTGTGTATGTTTTTTGCGCGTTTTTGTTGATAATGATATAAGTGTAATCTGTCGCTTCTACAAAATAAGTAATCAAATCTCCAACCCCTATTTCTGTCGGCTCAACTCTTGAAATAAAACCGCCGAATAAATATCTTGCTCCGTCTTTAAAAATTATTTCCTTGCCTTCTTCTGGCGCGCTGTCGCTACTTTTTTTAATAATTTGTAGCGACATAGTATTACCCCTATTTTGAAGGTTTTCTGTAATCTTTGCTGAATTTGTTTTGTATTGTGGCTTAAAATCTGTTCCACCGACTGTAAGAGTAATTGCCATTTTTTTACGCGCTTATTTTATGGTTGACAAGAAGCGGTCTAAAGTAAGTGTCCAACATTCGCTTCATGCGTTCTTCGTCATCCTCATTTCTAAACTGCGGATTATTTATTGTAAGATTTAAATTCGACCCACCTCCACGCGATTGATTTGCCGGTATTACTTGCTCTTGTCCGTGCGCCATAATTGGTACTGGTTGCCCTTTAGGCCCGGGGACTCGTCCGCCGTGTTCGAAGCCAAGCGCACCTCCTATCTTTGAAGCCGCGCCTGAAATAAAACTGCCTGCTGCTTTTATCGGTCTTGATACAATCGACTTCATTCTATTATATGCGTTAATGATCGACTGTATTTTTCTTGTAATATAATCAATTGTCGAGCTTATTGTTTTTTTAATTCCACTCCAAATATCATTTGTTGTTTGTTTTATTTTTTCCCATATGTTGATAAAGAATTTTGCGAATGCCTGCATTTTCCCTTTCATATTTTCAATAACTTCGCCGGTTATTTCCTTTATCATGTCCCAATGTTTAATAACTGTTATTATTGAATATACAATCGCTGCGAGTGCAATAATAATAAGTCCTACCGGACCTAGCATTAAAGTAAACGCTGCGCCAACCGCTGGAGCAATTAAAACAATTTGTCCGAGAATAAATAACACCGGGCCGAGTGCAACCCCAAGCGCAATACCAATAAGCACATATTTTTGTGTTTTTGGGGAAAGTTCGCCAAACCATGTCGCTAATTTTCCTGCAACTTTTGCTACTTGCTCCATTATATCTTTTACTGTTGGCATTATTGCCGTTCCGAGTTCGATCATGGCAACATTTAATTTATTTTTCATATCTTGCCATAATGCGTTAAAAGTTTCTTTCTGCGCCAAAAATGCTTCGTCAACAGCATTTGCTCCTTCTTTAATATCTTTCATTGTTGTCGTGAATGCGTCTGCTTGGTTTCCTGTTAATGCAAGAATTGCGCCAAGTCCTTCAACTGAACCGGCAGCTTTTGCCAATAGCATTTCATCCCCTGCTGTTGCTTCTTTTAATTTTTTAAACGCTCCAACCATTCCGCCACTTTCTTTGATAAGTTGCTTGAATGATTTAACACCCAATACATCAAAAAGTTCTATTGCTTCTTTTGTTGGTTTTAATAGGGAAGACATAGCGGCGCGGATTTGCTGTTGCGCGACTGATGTTTTTAATCCTGATGTTGTTAGCGCCGCTGTCGCTGCTTGTAATTCTTCAAATGATACACCCATTTCAGCAGCAACCGGCGCAACCATTCCAAAACTTTGCGCCAATTCTGCAACAGTCGTTTTACCGTTTTTTACTGTCTTAAAAATAACATCTGCAATCTCGTTTGATTTGCTTGCTTCCAAACCAAAAGCGTTAATGGCTGATGTCATAAGGTCGGCTGCTTCGCTTGTTTCTCCCAAACCTGCAACAGCCAATCTTCCTGATTGTTCCAAAACCATTAAAGCTTCGCTTGCGTCTGATATTCCGGCGGAAACAATTTGATATGCTGCCGCTCCAAGTTCGTCTCCTGATTTTGGTACTCTCTTCATTACATCTTTTAGCCCTTTTTCAAATGTCGCCATGCTATCCGTTCCTTTTCCGACAAGTGTTGAAAGGTCGCCAAGTGATTTTTCAAAGTTTCCGGCGGCCATTACTGATGCCGTGCCAAGTGCTATCAATGGAGCAGTCAAGCCAACCGATAAAGATTTACCGGCTGACTTCATACCTTCGCCTGACTTCTTGAGTTTTTTTTCAAGGTTATTAAAAACCTTGCTCGCCTCGTCTTTGGCTTTGATAACTATTCGCAATGATTGGTCGTTAAAAATTGCCATAATTTTTTATTTTGTTTGCCTTGATTTTTTAAATTCCGCTTCTGATTTTTTTGCGTCGATCTTCATTTTCTCAATAATCAAATCAAGAAACCATGAAGGTTGAGCAAGGTAAGTATAAAAATCCCATGAGAAAATCTGACAAACTTCTATAATTACCATATCGCCGGACAACTTACCGTCTATGTAATCGGTAATGGCTTTTAGTTGTCGGCCTGTTCTTTTTTTGGCTCTGTAAGTGTTCTTACATAATCCATTATTTGCTCGCTCTCTGTTGCCGGCAAATCAAGCACCGCGTCAATAATATTTTCTGTTACTCCGTCAACTGAAACGACAACGGCTTTAATTTGCATATCTTGTCGATCTGACAACATACTACCTTTGAAGCCGGTAATTTCTTGCGTGCCGTCTTTTTGGCTCATTTCCAATTTGTCCATCATCGCGCTTTCAATGTTGCGCAATTCTCTTCCTGTAATATAGGTATTTACTATGATTGTATGTATTCCGATTTTAAGTTCTTTTGTATCTCTTATATTTTCACTCATGTTTTTTTAAATAGTTAATTTTAATAATTGCTTCCTGCGTCTTCGTTCGTTACAACGACGCTTATTTCACTGTCTGTTGCTCCGTACTCCACTTCAAACTCTTGGTTAAGCACCAATAGCCCGTCAATGTTGTACTCGACCGGGGGGCTTGTTAATACAAGTTTTGCAAGGTTAATTCTTATTTCCTCGCTTTCTGCCGAGCCGATTGTTGCGCCGGTAAATTGAATGACGGCTGCGTTTTTTGTGTTCGCTTTGTATTTTGCAAGTTCTGTTGTGTCTTCAAAATGTAACGAATATGAACCGGTAATTTGCATTGACCCGGCAATAAGTCCTCCGCTTATAATTGTATTTGCTCCGCTCAAAAATGCTTCGTCAAGTTGAACATTATTTGCAATGTTTAAACTGAAACTTTTAATCGGTGTTGCGCTTTGGCTTGAAGCGTTCGATACCGAAGTCCCAAATTTAATCGTCATGTTGTGATACGCAAATTCTGTTTCTTCCGTGTAGCTTTCTGAAATTGTATCTGTTGTCACAAATTGTCCGATAACTTCCATTGTGATCGAAGCGTATCCGTCTGAAACTTCAAGATTTAAACTGTCGCAAACAACATTCGTATATTGCGCTGTTTGTATTGCGCCATCTTCAATCGTTAGCGTTGCCGTCTTCATTGACGCGTTTATATTTTGTACTGTGCAAGTATGCTCGTACGCGCTGTCTACCGGGCCTGTTGTTGCAACCGTTCCAAGCGCCATACCAAAGAAGTATGGAGCGTTTGCTACATTTGCTACTGCGCTGATCGAACCTTGCGCATATTTACGCTTTATCATTGAGTTGGAGGCCATATTTCTTATGCCTCGCGCTGAATTAAACAACTCTTTTTCTGCGATTGCTTGAACGCTAAAACCTGTCCATGGTAAAAAGATTGTTTCCGCAACAGCTGTTCCGGCTGCTGACTCGATACCTAGTCCAATATTTACTTGTCTTCCGCCTGTTTTTGCCATAATATTTTTATGTTAATTATTGATAATTATTTATCGCCGCCTTCGTCCTTGGCGTCGTTTGTATTTCCTGTTGTTCCTTTTACTTCTGAAATCAATGGATGTTCTAAAATTATTTTTTGTGCTTCTTTATCTTTCGGCAATTCTCTTTCGTCGCCTTTTGTAATTCCCCACTTTAAACCCGGGAAATCAATTGTCTTTGTGCTTGTGACTTTAATCATATTGTTATTTTATTTATATTGTTAATTATAGCATATTTTCCAAAATACAACCTTGCTGCGTTATTATATGCTTTTGCTGCTTCGACCTTATCTATAAAATCGCCAAGTTGTTTTACAAGACCCTTAAAGCCAATTTGTGCGCGCCATTTTCTATCTCGCTTATACCAAGTCACGCCCTTAAATCCTGATGTATTATCTATTCTTTTAACAGTATTTGCTTGATTTTGTCCTTTGGTGCATACTCGTAAATTTTTAGTCCTGTTATCAAGTTTGTTAAAATTTATATGGTCTGTAAACATTCCTTTCGGTGTTTTTGCAATTTCACGGTGCATATATATTCTTTTGTTTTTTCCATTTTTCCATATATCCCTTTTTGCATATCCATTACTATAAAACCATTTATAAACTGACAATTTTTTATAATCCTTGTCACTTACAATTGCCTTTTTGTTTTGTGTTAATGGGATTATTTTCATATTTTAATTATACTGCATTATCTCAATTGGGTAAAATGTGCGATAAATTCTAATTGAGCTTCTATTGCCCACGCTTCTTGTTCTCGTTTTCCAACTGTCATTCCATAATCCACGCGTGTAATACTTCCAAGGTCTGTTCTCAAACCGAGGGCAGTATCGACGCTTAAATTATTTCTCAAAATATGTAAAAGCGATTTTGCTTTTAATTTCAATGTGGCGCTTTCTCTTCCTTCCATGATGTCATAAAGCGTCGCTGTTCCGGGTGCAATTGATTTGTCGTCCTGTATGTCCGCGCGAATGTCTGTAATTACTGTTAGGGTAAGCGCGATTAAGTGTTCGTCGTCTGCGTTTGTTAAATTGCTTACTCGTGTTTCGTCCTTTGAAATTATAAGCGCCGGCAAATTGCTGACTGGTACTCTTATCGGGTCGCCATAATATACGCCCTTAAAAAAACTCATTCCAACCACGCTTTGGATAAGGTCTATATATTTTTTAATTATGGGGTCTTTGTATATTTCCATATTTTTATTATACCACTCTTTTAAGTTTTTTGATAAAGTGGGTGTGGAAAATCTTAACTATCATTGTTTTTTGGTCGTTACCTATCTTCATCATCGCGCGGCGCGGAAGGTTGCTCGATCGTGCCTTGTTTGATTGGTGGTATTTTGCGTATTTTATTGCGTTCCATATTGTCGCGCTATTTGCGTCAAATTGTGTCCTAAACGCCTTTTGCATTTTACCGGTTTTGATAAGTGGTGTTGCTGAATATCCGTCTGCTCTTTTTTTTGCGAGATATGCCGGTTTTAATGGTGGCCAGTCTTCATCGATTGCTTTTCCCTTTGTCGCGAAAACATCGTTTGCAAAAACTTTTTTTAATTCTCTTGCTGTTTTTCTAAACGCCGGCTTCCAATTTCCCATACCTTCTTTTACTCCGCGCAAGTTTCGGAGTAGTTGTTGCTCGCCTTCTATAACCCAACTTAAAGCAAATGTCATTGACTTTGAATAGCAGTTATCATAGAATACTGCCATGGTTAAAACTGGTAAAAATATTCCCTGCTTTCATTGTAGCAAAGTTGTTTATATATATCCTTCGCGCAAAATGTACGACCGTCATTTTTGCTCTCTTGAATGTCGTTATCAAGCCCAAAAGAAATATCAAAGTGAAATCAATAAATCGCTTAAAAAGCGTATCATTAAAATCTGTAGGTTTTGCAAAAAACAATTTGAAGTCCATGCTTACAGAAAGCAAACTGCCATATTTTGTTCTACCTCTTGTAAAGGCAAGTTTTTTGGCGACAAAAAACATTCTTGTTGGAAAGGTAAAAATGTTGGTTATCAAGGTCTGCATACTTGGATAAGAAAACATAAAGGGAAAGCGACTGAAAGACAATGTGTTTTTTGCTCTAAACAAGCCAAAGAATGGGCTAATATTGACGGTAAATATAAGCGTCGTCTTTCTGATTATATTTCTTTGTGTGTTGGTTGTCATAGGCGTTATGATAATCGCTAATTTTTTTAATATTCTTTATCAATGCTAAACAAACGCTCCGGCGTGTCCGCGTCTTCTGTTCCGTCGTTTTGTGGAAAACTGTGTAATTTTCCGGTGTTTGAATTTGTTGAAAGTTCGCTGCCGTCTGTTCCAATAAGTCGTTGCGTTCCGTCCATTATTCTTTTTAGTATTCCGCGCGCTTCGCCTAGCCATTTTTTACCTTCGCCGTCCGGGCCAAACTCTTCAAAATTTATATATCCGGCAGCCAATAAATCGCAAATGGTATTAAGCAATGGGGGGACTTCTGACAAGGGGAGTGGATACCGCGCAAAAATCGCCGAGTTAATCTCGTTTTCCGCTTGCTTTCTTTTTCGCTCAATTCGTCCGTCATTGATAAAGGGATTATTTGTTAGTCCGGCTTGTACCCTGATTTGGTAAAGCGAAGTATATCTTTTGCTTTCGTCTGCTTCTACTGCTTCGCTGTCTGCTGTGTCTGTTTCGTCTGTTGTCTGTGAATTGTAATAAGTTGATTTGAAATATAAATATCCTTCTGCTCCGGTGTATTCAAGTATTGTTCCTTGTGGGTCGTCTACTTGTATATTTTTTGGCGAGCCGTCCGCTGTTAATTCTGCGTATGTTCCGGTTTTTGTTAATGAACCGTAAAACTTCCTTTGGTTGTATCTGTAAAGAGTTATCGGCTCGCCTTTTTTATGATCGAATTTTAATGTGGCAACTTGAATTGTTGTGCCGGCTGTCACGGCTGCATTGATTTGCTGTATCTCTGCTTTTTCTGACCCTTCAGTACCAATAACAACAAAGCCATTTTCGCTAAGGCCGTCATTGTTTAATAAAGTAATCGAGACATTTGAACCGGCGCTAACATCCGCGTCGAGTAGTCCTCGCTCTACCTTAATAAAATCCTCTGTTGGTGCAATAAGTGTTTTCATGTTTTTTATAATATATGCTTATTATCTTTGCTTTTTAATATGTGTTTATCTCGACTCTTTAATTTTAACACATTTTTATCAATCTTTGAAGTATTAAGAATAGTCGCTTTTGCCTTTTTAATTATCGCGACACTATTTTCAATGGTTGTTAATAATACCGTTTTCCCTTTGCTGAATTTTCCTTTTATTACACTCGTTAAATTATCTGTTGCCGTTATTGTTTCTTTAAATACTCGCGATATTTGTATTCTTATATTGTCTGATAATGTTATTGTTTCGATCATCGTTTTCTGTGTTTTCTTAATCAAATTATCCACCAATGTTATCGTTTCTGAAAATAATTTTATTGTTGTATTTGTTAATGTGTCGATCACTGTTATTGTTTCGGTCAATGTGCGACTCGCTCGTTTTTTTACATTATCAACTATTGTTATCGTTTCAGTAAATAGTTTTATTTTATTTAATTGACGCGTCAATGTATCCACCAATGTTATCGTTTCTGTTATTGTCCTGAATAATGTTATTACTTTTTTTATTGTATCTGCAAGAGTTATTGTTTCTTTAAAACTTTTTTGCGTCTTGCGCAAAATGCTTGAAACTAAAATAATCGTTTCTGTAAAAATTCTGTTTACTTGAAATCCAGTACTCTCTACAAGTGTGATTATTTCTTTAAATATTTTTGTTGTTTGTTTTTTTATAGTGTCAACTAATTTAATATTTTCTAGGAATGTTTTTATAAACAAAAATGCCTTGCTTATTGTATCCGTGATTATAATTGTTTCACTGAATATCTTATAAAAGGTTCCTATGATTGCCTGCGTGTCTATTAAAGTTATTACTTCTGTTAATTTTTTATTTGCTTTTGCTTTTATTATTGCAACCAAAGTTAAAACCTCGCTAAAAGTTTTTTGCGATTTTAATGTTTTGGTATCTGTAAGTGCAATGGCTTCTGATAATGTTTTTGTGAAATTGTTGCTTGCTACTGTGTATGTTGCGTAAAAAGAGAATTGTCGTGTATAACTATATCCAGTACCGCCTGCGTATGGGTCTGCATCTATTGCTTCAGAATCATCAGCCGCCGCTGTGTAATTGATACTTGCAACAGTATCGTAGGCAATAAGACTACCTCCTCCAATTCCGTTGGCATAACCTGATATACTTATCCAAAAGTCTCCTGCTGTCTGTGATGGTGTTGTTAATGCTTTTGTAATCCACGCCTTTGTTGTCGTTGGATAAAATAGGGCTGAAAGTGCCAGTCTATTTATTGGTTTATTTGATGTGTCATCATACAGTGCCAATTTACACCCTACGGTACTTGTACTTTTGTACATATACGCAGATAAACTATCAAGAGTGAAATTGTCTGCAACTGTGTATTTTTCTAATCTTTGTACTGATGTATAAGAACTTGATGTTGACTGATATGACGCCCCAATACTCGTATATCCAAAAGTTGGGTCAACCAATATCGGATATACCGCAGTATCAAGAAATTGCTGTGGCACTGTCACTGTGAGTGACCCTTTCTTTTCGTCAATATTTAATCCACCCCATACTTCTACACCATTTTTGTCTATAATTTTTGGACGATAAATGTGAAATGCCTTGCCTGTTGCATAATTCTTTCCGCCAATATAGTTGCCTTTATTTACCTTGTTATAAACTGCATACGAGCCAATAACATTTTCTGCTCGCTCTGCGCCGTCTTTTTTTTCTTGTGCTGTGAGTGGTGGCTGATAATAAAAATTAAGCCCCTTTGTCTGTATTGAAAATTGTATTTTATTACTTGCCGGCTTTTCTTTCAATAACACCTCAATTTCGTATCCTCCTTTTTCGCCTGCATTTGGCTTGTCATAAAAGTGTACCTCCTCTTTGGCTTTTATATACTCGATTTTATTTCCAACCTGTCTAACCGTTCCGCTCAAGTCGTCTATATATCGAAGTGAAAAATTGGTTTCGTTGTCCCAATGCTTTGTCTTGAATTGTGGTATAAACTTCTTTTGTTTTGCGTCACCAATTTCAACCTCAATTTTTTCTCTTGGGTCGCTTTGAATATCTTTTATATATGTATTCTGTTTTGTTATATATTTTTTTAGCATAAGTTACATACATTATAACATTTTATATAACAAATGGGCGCCAAACAATAGGCGCCCATTTGTTTATTTATTGAGCGCAACTTATTATACTAATCAACATCAACATCCCAAGTCACCTGAAGACTGTCGCCATTAGCAACATTGATGGCCGAAAATACTTGACGGCAAAGTAATACGCCGGTGCTTGCTGCGTTTAATACTCCGCTTTCTGTTATCGCGAAAGACGCTGTAAAACTAAAAGTATTTACTAGCGTCGCTGTATCATTCGTTACATCTGTCGTTGTCCTTGAAGCGGTTGAGTTCGCGCGTTCTCCGCCTCCTGTCGTAATTTCTGACCCAAGTGTAGTATCGGCTACATTGGCCGCTGTTGCGCCGATACCGATTGCAATATATGTAAACGCTGCTTCTGCCCCGGCGCCGTTTATACGCGAAGCAACGCCTGCCATACCGGCATTTGTAACAAGATTTGAAACTTGCATTTTGTTTGTCCAATTTCCTGTTATTCCGGGAATACGGAGACCGTATAATGCGAGTTTTGTTTTTATCGATTCTTCATTTCCGATTGCAAAGTTTTTTCGTGCTTTTTCCAAAATAAAACGCCCTAATTTATTAACCGCAAATAACGGCTTAATCTCTCCATTTTTATCTCTCAATTGATAATTAACATTTTCTGCTAATCTCATGCGTCCTCTTTTTCTTATTACTTTAGTTATTTCCATTTTTTTTATTATGTTAATTTTAATCGTCTTCATCGTCGATCCCCTTTAATTCTTTCGCTACTAAACTATCTTT